CCAGTGTATTCAGTATCAGGATTTGATAGGGTGCCATCCTTCTTACAGATAGCAAGTGCGAAGGCGCTTCGATTAGTAGCAGGATTACCATTTATGACAGAAACTGATCCACCAGGTGAACAGAGTACAGCAGATCCTTGAGCATTCCAGTTTACACCTTCTTGTCGAAAGTATAATTGAACGTAATGCTCTGTCTTACCAGTATTTTGTACTGTGGCAGTCCAATTTAGGCCAATTGTGATAAGAGCCTCGAAGCCCATATGCGTGGTCAGAGCTGCATCGGCAATCTGTGACGCAGCTGAGAGTATACTAGAACCTCCAGCTTTATAAGCTATTTGTCCACTTATAGGAAAACCGGGATCACTCCCAGTATTAGAATAAACGAGATTAATAGTCGAACCCATGATTTCTGTAGAACCCGCAGCTGGAAATCGCTGTGGTGACTTGGCAATCATGAGTGGGTATACTAAAGCAGGTCTAACTATTACCGAGAAGTAACCATTAAGAGTGTCCGCATAACTGATATCTCTTGACTCAATAATACGAGTCTTTGAACAGAGAATAGATGTGGTGGCAGGACTTTTTACAACGGTAGAACTATAAGGGTTCAGAATCATATTAGTCCATTCCTGAATTGGATTGCTGGAGTTGGAAGGTTTTGCAGCCTTCTTGCCTTTCTTCGATTTAGACTTAGGAACAGCAGAGGGAACCGATACCCCCTGAACTGACTTCTTATTTTTATTCTGATTCATATTAATAATAATTTTATTAGATATAACGGATACACCTCACGGCCGACTGTTCATCCCTAAAGTTGAACCCCCGTGCAGTCTGTTGACATATCCGCCACATGGCTTAGTACGAAACTTTTACCCTAGCTAAGGAACGTTTTGGGGGACCCGAAGGTCTCTAGGGACCCGTTCGCCAACAGAGTTGACTCAGTGAACTCTTCCTCAGTAGCTAAGAGAGAAAGATCTTTTTCTTCACAAGGGGTTTGACTATTATTAATTTGTTCAGACTCAGGATAAGAAGTTAAAGGTTTCCACTGGCCTTCCTGAAGGGTCCAGCGGGTAAAATTTTCAGAACGGATAAGAAGCGCAGGATTATATTTGCGAATTTTCTTCTCTGTCATGAGTGTTGTAGACTTATCTTTAAGAGCCTCAAAAAAGTATCTTGAGGAAGATGTATACTCAACTCGTTCCGGGCGACCGTAACAAAATTGAGTAGACTGTAAACACTTCGAGAGTAGTTCATCAGCATAGACCTTATAATCTTGCTCTTTTAAAATTGGGCCTTGGACAGGACGACCGTCGACTGTCCACTCTTTTGGTTCTTCAGCAAGGAGGAAGAATTTCTTGATTGCAAGCTGAGTTCCGAAAGGGAGTTCCGAAACCGTCTCACTAATCCAAGTCTCTCTTCTATGACGGGAAAAATAACCAGCTAATTTTCTCTGATTATATGTGATCTGAAATGGACCGATCGGCCTCATTCCTAAACCACCTAGTTCCTTACATATAAAAAAATTTGGATACTCATTGGGTCTGATAGGTCTAAAATACCTTCTCCGACCTTGCTTTTTTTCTTTTTGGAATGCGATAGGAATTAATTTATTCAATCGTTTAATATAATTTCGACAGCAGAGTCTCTTTGCCTCCTCAGTTGGAGCAGCGAGACAAAGTTCCCAGATCGAAGAAGCCTGACCAACCATCTCAGAAGGAGTTCCTTTCGGATTTTTTCCAAGACTGGCAGACAGGGGGACATATTTGACCTCCTTCCCGGAATCCATATCTACAAAAACAGAGTTAATGAGAGCCCATCTGTTACTTTCATACGTCTTCATTTCATTCACAATCAAACCTACATCTGAAGCAGCGTTTCTCCAACAATCACCAGCAAATTTATTATCGCTCTTAAAGAGGATATCATCCCCGTTAATGAGGACTTTCTTTGGTTTCGCCAGTTCTTGGTGATTATCTAGTTCAGACATAGTTCTGAGATAGGTTGAAAGATTAATTATACAAAGAAGTACAAATGAAACAGGGTGACCCATAAATTGACCTCTAACTTGCCGAAATACATTGGCTGGATCATCATTCGTCGTTCCATCTTCATTATAAGGCCCATGAAAAATATGCGGGTATTCTATTTTCGAACCACCGAAAGTAAGCCTTAGTAACCAGGCCTCGTCAGAATCGTCTCCAATTCCAACATTTTCAATAATTCGGTTTACGCAAGTAAGTGTTGAATCAATAGATAGTGCATCTGTTGCTTTATCATAATCCCCCGAGTAAAAAATGTCCTCAGGAGTCCTCCCTTCTCTTAATTTTAAGATTCTCTCTTTAAAATCAGGAGTCATTGTTCCAAGTGGACAGTGTTTCCAACGTTTAATTAGAAATTTCTGAAACCTTCTCAGAGCAGTGTAAGGAGGAGCCTCACCTACTGTTATACCTCTTATTTTTCCCGCTTCTTGAAGCCCCATGTACCTAACAATATTATTAACGTTTTTACGACTTCTCCTTACGGATTCCTCATAAACTTCATTACAAACTTTGCTAGTCACACTCGGCCCATCAAGCCCTATATGTACGTTACCATACAAACCGATTGATTTACGATCCAATAACTTATCTTTGGAAATCTTATCCTTCAAGTCACTCTGCTCAGGCGGATTGTGATGTAAGAAGAACTCACCACACCCATCATATCGCTTAAAGAACTCATTCCCAATTCTAAC